CTAACGCCTCTATCACGATGGAAATCGGTGGAACTGCTGTCACGGGCGCGGCCTTGACCATCACGCACGCCAGCTCGGCTGCTGGTGACGTAGCCAGCGCGGTCCCAACCGCACTGAACCACGTTACCAAAGGTCAGGCTATTGAAATCATCACGGACGGCGCATCGGCCAATGCGGTTTCTGCGACCTATACCGTAGTGATTAAACACTCGACCAACTAAGGAAGCGGGGCTTCGGCCCCCTTCTTTTTTTTAGGAGATTTTGAATGCCCCCGAAAAAGTCTCAAGCCCAAGAAGCCCAGGCAGAGACGCAGATTGTGTTGATCCTCGTCCCTAACGTCTGGGCTGTCGATGTTAAGTGGCGTCTGCATGACGTTGTTGAGTTGCCTAGCGATCAGGCTGAACTTCTAATTTCGAACAAACAAGCCAAGGCGACGAAAGACGATGTTACGCACGTTAAGGGCGAGCAAGGCCAGCGAGTAGCATTGTAATGAAGTCAGAGAAGGTCACATCGTCGCACGGGATTGACACATACTTTCATTTAGACGGTGACAGGTTGATCGTTGAGAACCGTTTTGACGCTCAACCGATACTGGATGCGGCCAAGGAGGAGTCGAACCACGGCAACGGTGGTTGGACTGAAAACCGCAATATGAGAAAGGTGGCGACGGTCCCGCTTGCCCTGTTGCACTTGTGGGACAGCATGGGGATTAGCCCCAAGAAAGACCCGAAGGCGTTTAGAACGAAGCTGAATGACGCTGAGTTGAGATATTTTCGCACCGATGGAGGTAGCAGACTATGAGTGCACAACAAGAGTTTGAACTATTCCCCGGCGGGGCGCTCGGCGCTACCACTAACGGCCCAGCGATTTATGTTGGCGACAAGACTGTTCTGGATATTTACCTGTCTGCCACTGCTGTGTCTGGCACAAGCCCAACGCTTGATGTGCAGTTGCAGTCGAGTGCTGATGGCAGTGTCTGGATCAATCACACCGCATTTACGCAAGTGACAGCCGCCGCGACGGAACTGAAAAGCCTTGCCAACTTCGGCAACTTTATCCGGGCCGTCTGCACGATTGGCGGCAGCGCAACGCCGACAGTAACCTTCACGCTCAAAGGCGTTAAAAAGTAATGCGCCGAGTTGCTGTCATAGGCTGCGGTGGCGGAATGATGGATATCCCCGCTGGGTTTGAGCGGTGGGGTTTGCCGTGGAGCGGTGACAGCAGTTACGACCTTTATTTTGAGATGCACGGCAAGGAAGACCCAAGAATAGATGATGCCTACAGGCGGAACCTCAAGGATTTAGAGGTTCCTATCCTGGCTCGGGAAAAATTTGATGATGTGCCAAATTTAAAAGAATACCCACAAGGCGCAGTCGATGGTGTCGGCGGATATATTGAGAGTAGCATTGGGTATATTTTAGCGTATGCAATTCATGAGGGGGTTGACGAAATTTTCATTTGCGGCGTTGGCGCACCTTTCGATCATCATTATCACTATCAAAGAGGGAATATCGAATATCTAATCGGGCTTGCTAGAGGCAAGGGTATTACTGTTAACGTGCATGAAGACAGTGAGTTGTTAAGTTCATGCTGGCCCTCTGGAATTTATGGGTTCAAGATACCAGAAGATTATAAAGGACCGCGACCGTGGCAATAACAACATATTCAGAATTGCAAACAGCAGCAGCGAATTGGCTACGGAGAGACGGCGACACAGATTATGTCGCTCGCGTCCCTGAGTTGATTTCCTTGGCAGAGGCGCAATTCAACCGCGACATCCGCCACCGCCGCATGGAGGCGACCACTGACTTGACGCTAACAGCATCGGTCAAGACTGTCGCGCTGCCGACTGATTATGTCGAGGCTCGTGCTGCTGTGTTGCAGTCTGATCCGCTTGTTGTTTTGACGTATGTGACGCCAGTACAGCTTGACACGAATTGGGCGTCTTCATCGACGGGCAAGCCAACAGAGTACACGATTGTGGGCAGCAATATGAAGGTCGGCCAAGCGCCTGATAGCGCGTATGCCGTTGAGTTGACGTATTATCAAAAAATCCCTGCGCTTTCTGATAGTCAGACATCTAATTGGCTGCTTACGAACCACCCGGATATGTATCTTTACGGGACGCTTCTTCAAGCAATGCCGTATATGAGCGATGACGAGCGTATCCCTGTGTGGGCTGCATATTACGAACGCGCAAGGGAAGGTTTGAAGAATGACGATGCTCGGTCTGCCTATAACGGCGGGCCGCTTTACAGCCGCGTTAATGTTTTCACTGGATAAGCCATGTTATTTGAAAACGGTGAGTTCCTTCCTGACCAACCTGACCTCGGGAACCCTGGCAGCACGGTTGCAAAGAACGTGTACCCAGCCCCAAGGGGCTTTTTGCCGTTTGGGAGCCTAACCGCTCTAGGCTCCGCTATGGCTTCTCGCCCACTTGGTGGGACTTCTGAAACTACATTATCGGGAGTTAGCAAGGTTTACGCCGGAACCGCGTCGAAGCTGTATAGCCTTGCCAACGCGACCACTGCTGACCTAACTCGCTCCAATCTAATACTCCAGAGTGCAGATATTTCTACCACGTGGACAAATACCAATTCGACTGACACCACTAACAGCGACCCCGCGCCTGACGGCACCACTACCGCTGATACGCTGACAGAGGACGCGACGGCTTCTGACGAGCATGCTATTTATCAGGACGTAACCATTACGGCGGCAGAGTACACCTTATCTGTCCACGTTAAGGAGCCGTCCTCAAACTCTCGCAGATATGTGACGCTAGAGATATCCGACAGCACAGACGCCGCCAAGTATGGCCGCGCCACATTTGACATCCAGGGCGGGACCATATCTGCGAGTGCCTCTGCTGCCACTTTCACGGGGGCGTCAGCGACGATCACGGCCCTGGCTAGTGATTGGTATCGTATATCGGTCACTGTTACGTCTACCGTGACAACCGGACGCATGAGCCTATACCTGAATGACGATGGCACGGACGGTGGCATCACCTACAATGGCGACGGCGCTTCTAAGATGATCGTCTGGGGCTTTATGCTTGAGGCAGGCGACACCGTTGGCACATATCAGGGTACAACGACAACGGCTGCTGGGGGATACTCGACAGGCACGTTCTGGGACTTTGATGCCTACGGCGACCTCATCATTGGGACAAATTACGTCGATAACCCGCAATATGCGGATATGTCTACTGGCGGGCGCTTTGCCGATCTAACAACGGACTTTAAGGCTAGCACTGTCGCGACGATCCGGGACTTCCTTGTTTTTGGGGCTACGACAGACAGCACGGACGGCGCTAAACCGGAGCGGATCAGATGGAGCGCATTAGGTGATATCACGGACTACACGATCAGCGCCACAACGCAATCTGACTTCCAGGACACTCCTGGTGGCGGTGCTGTTAAGCGTATATTCGGTGGCGAGTATGGCGTTGCTTTGTTTGACCATGCTATTTATCGGATTAACTATGTGGGCAGTCCAAATGTTTTCCAGTTTGACGAGATTGAAACTGAACGTGGCCTGTACGCTAGTGGCGCGGCGGCACAAAACGGCAGCATAATCTACTACCTAGATTCTGACGGGTTTTATGCTTTTGACGGTAGCCGTAGCCAGCCTATAGGCAATGAGCGGGTTGATAGGTGGTTTTGGTCAGAGTTCGACGCAACGTATCAAGATAGAATTAGCTGCGCCATTGATCACGACAGAAAGAGCGTGTGCTGGTCTTTCCCGGCGCAGGTCAACACAAGTGGCAAGCCTAATCGGATTTTAATCTTTAACTTTGAGGTAAATCGTTGGTCTTACGCAGAGATTGACCACGACATGATTATCCCGCTTAACTCCTCGGCCTTCACGCTTGAAGATTTGGACAACCTATACAGCGATGTCGAGGATGCTCCGGTAAGCATGGACTCGAGAATTTACTTCGAGGGGTCACAGGTTCTTGGCGTGTTCGATAGTTTCACATTGAACGCGAATGTAGGCGAGCCACTGATTGCTGTTATAGAGAGCATGGAAAAGCAGCCCGTGGCAGACCGTAGGGCGCACATGACTGAGGTATGGCCGCTTAATGATGGTGCCACCACAAGCGTCGAGGTCGGTGTTCGCAACAGACAGGCTGATAGCTATTCGTGGTCTAGCCCTGTCACTGTGAATGCAACTGGATTTTGCCCAGTAAGCGCAGAGGGCCGATATTTTCGCCTTCGCCAGACGTTGACGGGTAACTGGACAATCAGCCAGGGCGCGAACACCAAGGTTAAGGGTAGGGGGCGCTTCTAGTGTATCTGACAGTATCCCCAAATGAAGAAAGCCAGCGGAAGCAGAATAACGTCTTGCGGGGCGTGATGGACGGGAAGACCAACAACACGGGGTCTTTCACGTTGACGGCAAGCGTGGCATCAACAGCGGTGACGGACTTGCGAGTTGGCGCGGATAGCGTTATACTCGTCTCACCAACAACCGCCAATGCTGCGACGGAATGGGCATCGGGTGGAATGTATATTTCATCCGTTGGTAAAGATACGTTCACGGTGACACACGCGAACAACGCACAGACCGACAGGACGTTCAATTACGCAGTGATAGGATAGGCGGTTATCATGGGTTTTTTAAGCGGATTATTTGGAGGCGGTTCTAGCAGCCCAACTTACCAGACAACCACGGTTTCAGAAGACCCGTGGGGGCCGCAGCAAGAGCATCTAAAGAACATCTTCTCAGGCGCACAGCAGGCGTATGAGAGCGACAGCCCCTCTTATTTCCCCGATAGCACGGTTGTTGGGTTCTCCCCGCAGACAGAAGCGGCGCTTTCTGGCATCGAAAACCGCGCCTTGCAGGGGTCTGCATTGCAGAACGCTGGCCAGCAACAGGCGCTTAATACTATCCAAGGCAATTACCTAAACGCTAATCCGTTTTTAGCTGGCGCGTATCAAGCAGCTTCCGCCCCGGTCATTGAACAGTGGCAAAACCAGATCGCCCCTGGCATTGATAGTTCATTTGCTGGCGCAGGGCGTCTAGGGTCTGGCCTTTACGCGCAGCAGCGCAATCAGGCAGAGACAACGCTGGGCCGTAATCTTACCGATATGTCGAGCAAGATGGCTTATGCGAACTATCAGCAAGAGCGTCAGAACCAGCTTGATATGGCTAAACAGGCTGGCGCGATGGCACAGCAAGATTACGGCGATCTAAACAAGCTAATGGCTGTTGGTGGCGCTAGGGAAGGTATGGAGCAAGCGCAGCTTCAAGACCAGATCAACCGATATAATTTTGAGCAAAACCGCCCGTGGGATCAGTTGGCACGGTATTCTTCGCTTATCGGCGGGCAATACGGCGGTCAATCCTCCACGGCAACGCCACTTTATTCCAACCCAGGTGCGAACTTCCTCGGCGGCGCATTGGGTGGTGCTCAGATTGCCAACCTCGCAGGGTTTGACGGTATGACCGGGGCCATCGGTGGCGGTCTTCTAGGATTGTTGGGGTAAGAAATGGCAAAGGCACCGACATTTTATCCAAATAACCCTTACGGGACTAATTTTCTAAATAACTTTGCAATGCCAGCGACACAGCAGGGCGGCTACATTAACCCAGCGATGTCGGCAATGGGCGGCGCTGCACAGGCTATTGCGCCTATGACGGGCTACACGAGTAAACCTGTAGGCATGGGGCAAGTCCTAGCGGCTCTAGGCGGCGGCGCTATGCAAGGCCAAAATCAGGCTACGCAGCAGAACCTATCCATGCAGCAAATCCAGCAGAAGATGCAAGACGCCCAGATAGCGCGAGATATGGCTGCGGCGCAATCCAAAGCGTTGCAGAATATGGCTGTGAAGATGGGCCTTCCTCTCGGCACCCCGCAAGAGGTTATTCTTGAGAGAATGAAGCAGATAACTTCGCAGGGTGAATTTGGCACTCCAACGGTTGTTGCTGACGCTAAAAGCCCCACTGGATATTCAAGTGTGCAGGTTAATCAGGCGGGACAGCAGCGTGTTATTGGCCCCGCGAAGCCGCCAACTCAGATGTTCAACCCTAACGCTGAATATGACAAGTATAACATCGAAACCATGCAAGAAGCCCAAACTCAAGCTGGTATTGCGGCACAGAATTTGAACGCCATACGGGACTTTGAAAGTATGATGGCGACAGGGGTCGAGACAGGTCGCCTTGCTGAGTTGTCAATGCCAATTCGCCAGTATCTTTCTGGGTTTGGCATTGAAGACCCAAATATTCCCATCCAAGAGGCGATGGTTGCTGTCACTAACAAGCTGGCATTGCAGCAACATAAGCCGGGGATGGGGCCAATGACGGACCCTGATTTTGTCAGGTACGCGAATATTGGCCCAACGCTCGGCAAGACTGACGCGGGCAACTGGCTTACAATCCGTCGATTAGAGCGCGAGGCTCTTGGGCAGCAGTATTATGCCGAAGAACTTCAAAAGCAGATGTCTGAGGGTGGGAGGAGAATGATCAATCAGGCGGAAGCTTGGCGGAATGTCAGGTCTAGGCTCCAAAATGAACTTGGCGACTTCATCCCGACTGTGAGCCGAGAGGAGGCTGTGAGCGGCAAGTGGCGCGGTAAGGTTGTCATCGTTGATGGCGAAATTGTAACGCCTACGGCACAGGTTAAGTAATGACAGACGTTTTAGTTCCTCTTGGCAAAGACCCAACGCCTTCTGTGAATGGCGAAGCTGATGTCTTGACCCCTCTTGGGCGAGCATCTTCTGGCTATGTATATGACCCAGATCATAAGCTGACGGCCTCACCATTCGATGTTGGTGTTGCGTCACTGGCCAATGACCCGAAGGCGCGGCTTCGTTATTACTCGCAAGAGATGGGTATCCCAGAAAGTAATTTCCGCGTTCAAGGCGATAGCATCTTTGTCCGTGGCGATGACAACAAATACTACAATGTTGAAGCTGGTGTCGCCAATCAAATCGCTCGCGGCGCGGGGCCGTCTATCCCCGCTGTTACAGGTGCCCTTAGCACTATTGCTGCGGCTCCAACAGGGCCACTTGGGATGGCTGGCTTTGGGTTTGCGGGTGCGACGGCTGGCCAAGGTGTCCGGGAAGCACTTGCCAACAAACTTATGGGGCAGAGGCCGTCGCCAGGGCGGATGCTTAACGAGGGTTTGTGGGATTTGGGCGGAACGGCAGCGGGGCTTTTGATTGGGAAGGGCTTAACCAAGGCTGCGGCAACACGCGCTGGCAAGGAATTGAACTCAATGCTCAAAAGTGGCGCAATGAACGCTGCGGATGCGCTTGAGGAAGTTCTGAAAAAGGTAAACTTAGAATATGGGACCAACATACAGCTAACCCCGGCTGAAATATCAAATTCCGTTAAGCTGCGCGCACAGCAGATGGCTGTGGACAATTACCCAGAACAGTCGCAGCGACTTGCTGATTTCTACCAAAACCGCGCCGCTGAATCTGGCAAGGCTTACGAGAGTATGTTGGGGAAAGAATTCGGGCCACAGGTTTCTCCAGATATAGCTGGTGGCCGTTTATCGCAAGCATCTGAGGCTGCAACAGCGCGGCTTTCTCAGGAGATGAACCGGCAAGGCACCCCGTTGTATCGCAGTGCGTTTGACCAAGCCGAAAAGCGTGGCGGCGTAAACGTGAAGCATGTTGCTGATAAAATTATAGAATTAGAGCGCATCATGCCAGCAGCGAAAGAAGAATTAAAGGGGCTGCGCGACATGATAATGCGAGTTGAAGTTCGTGACACGCCAAGCGGGCCTGTCGATCATATTGTTTATGAGAGCAATTTGCGTTTACTCCAAGATGGCTTTAAGGAAACGCTGGATGACGCTATTTCGACGCTCGTGCAAAAGGGGAAAAATAAAGCGGCCAATAAGTTGCGGGACGTTAAGACGCAATTTCTAAGAACCGTTGACTCACAGGTTCCCGCATACAAAGAAGCACGGGATAAGTGGGGAGAGTTGGCTTCTGCGAAGGGGCTTGCAGAGGGCGGTATGTTGCCACGGTTGGCTGGCAAGGAATTGCGTGATTTTGAAGATATGGGCCGCTTGTTTTTTAGCGGTTCTTCGCCCTCTGAAATCGGCAGGGTTCGGAACGCGATACTTAAGGGCGAAAATGGGCAAGATGTCTGGAACGCTGTTCTGCGCGGGTATTTGGAACAGCAGTGGGAAAAGTCTGGCCGTGTCTATAAGTCACAGCTTGGCGATCCCACAAAGGCTGGCGTTGTGCAGCCGTTGACCTTCTGGGCAGATATGATCGGGAACACAGCCCAGAAAAAACGATTGCAGAGCGCAATGAACACAACGCAGTGGGAAGCCTTCAAGCGATTGATGGATGTATTTGAGGCTACTGGACGGGCGTCTAATTTCAATTCGACAACTGCGCGTCAGCAGGCTGGTCAGAAGATGCTTGAGGGTAGTTCCTTCGCCGGTGAGGCCGCGAAAACTGCGGTAAACCCTAACCCACTAGCAATTCTCAGTCGGGCGCAGCAAGGTGTGCAGAACCTGATTAACGAGGGGAATGTTTCTCGCATTGTCGATGTCATAACGAATGGCGAAAGCATTAAAGAGTTGTTAAAAATTACATCGCAGAACACCAATAGAGACAAGGCTGCTATGGCTGTCTTGAAGGCGTTCAACTTGGCTCGCACCCAAGCTGAAACCCATATTGGCTTTGACGGAGAGCAATAATGGCAGAAATCAACGATCTTGAAGTCACAGACGATGACAACACCGCCCGTTTCCCAGAAGGGATGCTTATTAGTCAGGTCAATAATCAGGCTCGCAAGCTAGAAGGGATCATCGCTCGACACCATAAGGATAATAACGGCACCATCGCTGTTAATGGTGCTAACACCTATACTGCTAGCATTAACGTCGATAGTGGCTTCGCTCTTTATGACGGCTACACAATCGTCGCTGACTTTGCTAACGCAAACACCGGGGCAGCTACGATCAACCTGACGCCTGACGGTGGTTCGGCTCTGGGCGCGAAGGCTATTGTGAAGGGTCAATCGACGGCACTGGCTGGTGGAGAGATTGCCGCTGGTCAGAAGGTTGCGCTGATTTATAACGGCACCGCCTTTCAGATGATGTCGCCTACCGCATCCAACGTCGAGGCGAATGTTGATTATGCGGAAGAGTGGGCGAATAAGGCAGAAGATAGTCTAATTAGCACGGCTGCTGGAGGTGATGGCAGCACAGAATACTCGGCTCGGCACTGGGCGGCTAAGTCGGCAGCGGATGTTGTCTTAACTAACGCCGATGTCGTTTTGACTAACGCCGATGTCGTTAGCACAAATGCCGATGTTGTTTCAACTGGGGCAGACGCAGCGGCGGCATCAGCAAGCGCGGCGGCAGCAGCAGCAAGTGAAGCGGCGGCAGCGGCAGCGGCGCAAGGGTGGGCGGATGTTGTGTCTATCACCGCTGGCACGACGAACATCGAAATCACAGACGCGAACAAGTATTACATCCTCGACGCCAGTGGCGGGTCGATCACGATGAACCTACCGGCTGTTGGGACCAGCGATGGCCTGACGCTTGCGTTTGAGGTTCTTGACGCATCCAACAGCATCACGATTGCGCGGGACGGCACCGACACGATCAACGGATCGGCGGCAGATTACACCAGCCTTACCGGGGTTGGTGATGTTGTCCACTTCATCAGCATCGACGGCACACCTGATAACTGGTCGGCGCGTCTCATCTCTCGCTTCGTTGTGGACGGCTCCACCATCACGCAATCTGGCCGCACAATCAGCGTAGGCACAGGCGGTGTCGATACAACGCAGCTTGCAGATGATGCGGTTGATCCCACCAAGGCAATCGCTGGGCGTAACTCGCAGAGCGGCACCACCTACACCTTGGCCCTCACAGACAACCTCAAGACTGTCTCGCTCAGTAACGCTAGCGCGGTGGCTGTCACGATCCCGACAAACGCTTCGATTGCCTTCACGGCGGATGAAACCCGCATTGATATCGTCAACATTGGCGCTGGCGAGGTTACTGTTTCCGGTGATACCGGCGTCACGGTCAATGGAGTGTCTGCTGGCAGCTTCACGCTGGCGCAGTACGCGGGGGCGTCTCTCTTGAAGATTGACACGAATACGTGGCTTGCTCCTAACTCAACGGTCGCGTAATGCTGCACCTTCCTCCCCTAAAAATCTTTATGCCGGGTGCTGGCGGGTATGTCATCTCGGGAAGCGCGTATCCTGACGGGTCGAGCGGATATTTGTCATTCACGCCAAGTAGCACAGGGAACACTAAAACATTTGTTATTGAGCAAATAGTTAAAGTAGTCGAACCTTCTTCTGGTTCCCATAAAGACATTTTGTGGGCGGGTCGAAGCGCAAACCCTTATTTACGTTGTGAAACGAACGATAGCACACCTGCATCACTATGGTTCGCTCAATATAATGGAAGCAGTTATGACTTCCAGATGCGGACAAATCAGTTATTCAGAGATGTTTCTGCTTACTATCATTTAGTATGGGCGTTTGACACAACTCAAGCCACAGCAGCAGACAGGGTGCGCCTATGGGTTAACGGCACTGAGGTAACTTCTTGGCAAACGGCTAACTACCCCTCGCAAAACACGGACCTTTATTGGAACAATAGTTCATATGCAATGCGCTTGGGTAACGATTTTGGGTCACAGTATTCCTCTCTATATGTTGCCAGAGCCACAAACTATGACGGCCTATCAATCACCTCGCCAGAAAACGCGGGTCTTGGTCAGACGACCACGGATGGATACTGGGAAATTTTAGACGTATCCGGCGGCTTCACAACGACGAACAAAACAACAGGCGGGACTAACATTGGTAACATGACCAGTGGAGGTGGTCTTGCTGCTGCGTTTGATGGTACGGTTAATGCCGCCGCTGCTGAAGCTCGAGTGTCCGGCGCTACCGGCACGGTCGGCAAGCAATGGTCATCGGCAAAAACGATAACGCAATATATTGTTAAGTCTCCGTCTGACGATAACTTTGGCGGGTCGTCTCCTATCACGATCAAACTTA